CGGTTGCCGAGGTCGTGGCGTCCTGCTTGAGGTTGCCGAACGCGGTTGCCGCGGTAGACGCCCCCGTGCCGCCGTCAGCAATGGCAAGATCAGTACCGCCCGAGGTGGCAAGTTTGCCATTCAAGGCGGTCTGGAGATCGGTCTGGTCGCTAAGCGTGCCGCCGATCAGGCCCCAGTCGGTAGAACCCGCCCCGCCCGACGCATTGAGCGTCGTGGTCGAAATCGACAGGTTCGTCCCCATCGTAAGCCACGTCAGGATGCCGCCACTGTCATCCCAGAATAGCACCCGGTCAGCGCCTGGATCAGCCAGATCGGCAATATCCTCAAGGAACGCATCAAGCGGCTGGTAGCCTGCCTGCACTTGGCCAAGGGTAACCGCGTCGGTTGAAAGGGTAGCATCGCCCATATTGCTGACTTTGAAGCCGCCCATGGGGAGCGCAGCCGCCATGGCCTTGGTGCCGGCGACGGGTAAAGAGGCCGTGATTTCACTGCCGAGGTCGGCAATAACCTCGTTGAAATCGCTTGAGCTTGCGGTTTGATTGGCGACAGCGGCGGTATTAGCCGGCTGTTCGTAGGTCCCGCTGCCGTTTCGGGGCATGGTTGCTTTCCTCTTCCGTATCGTGGCATATTGTGTTAGCGTGGTCTCAATCGAAAAGGAGACCTGCAAATGCCGTTTAAGAACCCGCATCCGCTCTATGGCGTCTGGGCTAGGATGCGAGGCCGCTGTTCCAAGCCGGGTTATCAGCAATGGAAAGACTACGGCGGTCGGGGGATTAAGGTCTGTCCTGAGTGGGAGACTTCATTCGCTCAATTTGTTGCGGACATGGGGCCTCGCCCCGAGGGCTACTCTATTGACCGCATAGACAATGACGGCGATTACACCCCCGCCAATTGTCGCTGGGCTACGCGAAAGACCCAGCAACGAAACAGGCGCGGCGCTATCTACCTAACTATCGAAGGAACCTCTTATTTACTGGCAGAACTCGTGGAGCGTTCGGGGCACAAGCCGGATACGATCACCAAACGTGCTAAGTTAGGGCTTACTCTCGCTGAAGTTCTGGACCGCAAGAAACGGGTATTTACTGCGGGTCTAGCGTTAGGCGGGCGGGCCTCAGGGGCAAAGAAACAGGCTCTAAGAAAGTGCAAGAACGGCCATTTCTTTACCGAAGAAAACACCCTCATAACCAAGGAAGGATGGCGAAACTGTCGCCGTTGCCATGCAGATAGACAAAACCGCCGCCACTCGTAACTCTCATCCTTCCAATCGGGAGGGAAATGCGGTATGGGGCGGGGATGCGGTTGCTTCAGATCGCCATCGTGTTCATGGTCATTGCCTCGAACATTCGATGGCATTGGACGCCCAATCCGCTACTGGCTGGGCTGGTGGGGATTGGCGCGGCGTTCGTATTTACGGTGACGCCGGTCGCAATCTTTCACAAACTCAATCGTGCAAAGGCGCCAAAGAGCCTTGGCCGGAAATTAACGCCCGGATCAGAGACTGGCGCCGGCGGTCGGCTACCGTATGGCGAGCCGCCTGCTGCCCTTCCCGACCGACGAGCGCAGTTGCTAAGGCGCGATTAACATTTTGCCTCGTTTTTGCCCTGGAGGCGTATTTTGCAGCGGTGCCGCCGGCAACGAGTGCCGCGCCTAACACGGGCTCACCGCCCGCATAAGATGCCCCGCCCGCTACGGTCGGGAAGAACATCGACGGGCTACCAAGTCTTGAGAAATCAAGGCCAAACCGGCCTAGACGTTCCAGCCCCCTGCCGCCGTGGGCCACTTCCATAAAGGCTTCGCGCTCCTCGGCAGAGAGGCCGCGCGCCTTATTAGAACGCAGATAATTAGAAAACTGGTTGCGCAGCCCGCTTTGCTCGCCTGATTGATAAGTTTCCGCCCTTGCCTGCATGTCCTCGATCTGGCGAGCGAGAATGTTGCGGCGGGCCATTTCGCGAGCTTGCCTGACCATTTGCGGAACATGCGCCGGGTCGATAAGCCCGTTAGTGTGGGTAATGCCGTTCGTGCCGAAATCATCAAGCGCGTCGATTATCCTCTCGGCTGCCTCTCTATCAGTAGGCGATGCCGCTTGGTTCCGAAAAATGGCAGATGTCGTCTTACGGATTGAGTCCAAGTCGTTGAAGTCAAGCGTCCCCGCCTGGATTTGCTCGCCTATGGCGTCAAGTGCATCGGCTGAAAGTGGCGCCTGCGCCCTGCGGAAACCATCCCGAGTCAAATTCTGCATAAGGCCAACGGCCATCTGCTGAAATCCCTGCTGGTCATAGCCGATCCCGGAATTTCGTAAATCGTCATACATTGCGTTTGTGGTGTTGCGGACCTGTTCATGCGAAGGTGCATGGCGCGCCGCTTCCCTGCCAACGGTGCCCCCTCGGCCCGCCGCCACCATACCGCCCGTCAGTGCAGCGCCAATCTTGGCATATGGTTGGGCTGCCGTTCCTTCGGTTAATTCGCCAGCCGCGAAATGTGCGAGCCCAGGGGCGAGGACTTGCGCGGCCTTGCGCACCGGCCCGCCGGGGGCCACGGCGCCTAGCGCCATGCTGGTTACAGACTCAGTGCCCCGCCCTGCCGGCGTGAGCGCCCTCTGGTCTGGGCCGATAACACCCTTTAGTACTTCATTTATCTCGCCTGACGTGCGCGGACCTATTTGTGGCACGAAGGCGCCAAGGGGGTTGAGGACATTGCTCGTTATCTGCTTGCCGGTAGACGCAAGATATTCCGAAGTCTCAGGAGATGCGCCCATCCAACCCGCGACTTTACCAACCCCCTGCCCCGCTAATTCCGCCATATCGCCGGGGAGCCCCAACGTGGAGGTCACGACATTCTTGGCCGTCCACGCCGCCGAATTAAGCATGTCTTTCGCCGTGGCACCGCCGGAGAACTCGCCAATATCTGACTTGGCCCCAGCATTGACGGGAGAAGGTTCATCAGGGGGCGCGACAAGGCGGAACCGCTTCTGTGGAGCGGTCTGGCCTTCGGGCGGTGTTACGAGTTTGAATGCCATCTCATTGCACCGGGACTAAGGTTCCGTTTTCTTTGCGGTAGAGGGCGCCCGTCTCATCTTCGACAACGGCGCCTTCGGGGATTTCGCCAACCTCCCCAAATTCTACCGCGCCGTCTTCCGGCATGGCAGCCTGATCGGCGGGCTGTCCCGCAAGAGCCGGGCCTGCCGTGCGTTTCATAGAGTCAATGGCGATCTGCCGGTTGCGGCGCTTCTGGGCAATAACGTCCGGTCCATCGCCGGGCTGCGGGAAATACTGCTTGTTAGCGTTGTCGAACTCCTCCGCAGAGATGACGGCGCCGGATTCTTTGCGCAACTGGGCATTGATGAAATCACGCCGCGCCTGGTCGAACTGCTGATAGTCAGGCGAAACGAGTTCATTGCCGATAATAGGCACCTTGCCGCCATAGGTATTCATGCGGTCCATGCCCGCTTGTTCAAACTTTTGCAGCGTGCCCTCACTTGCACTCATCCGATCATAGAAGCCTGCCGCATTGGATTGATCGCCCGTGGGGCGAAGATTGCGCACTGGAACGGGTTTGTTAGGATCGGCAGGACCGCCTGGAATCGCCTCAAGGTTGCCGTCCACTGTGGCGCGGAAACCGGATGGCGCGGTCTGTCGGCCGCGGGCTTCTATCTGGGCGGCGCGCCATGCCTCATCCGCATTGAAATCCTTCTCGCGCCACGCCTCCTCCGATTCCGCCCGCGAATTGCGCCAGTCCATGTCCTCTTGCCGGTATTGTGCATGTCGCCTGTTGCTCGCAAGCGGCAACAGTTCGTGATAGCCGCTCCCCATCGCCATGGCTTCGATGTCTTCGGGCGTAGCGCCGCCTTGCAGGGCCTCCTGAATCTTGGCGTAGTTCTCGCTTTCCTGATTATTCGCGTTGCGCATCATGAGCCCGCCGCCAATGCCGGTCAGGGCGCGTGCAATCCCCTCGCCCCAGCCGCCATAGGCAGGACCGCCCTCAGCGACTTGGCCAAGCAAGGCTTCCGCCATGCGGCGACGGCTTTCGATGGATGACTTGTTGAGAAGACCGCTATAGGCCATGGGCTTTGTCCTCTACGCCCAGCCGCCGGGAGCGTTGCTGTTACCGCCGGGGTTCTGGCCCTGTCCGCCTGCCATCTGCGAGCCCATACCGCCGCCTTGGCCCCACTTCTTATTGCCCTGAATCCAGTTGCCGCTTTGAAGCTGCTGCAAGAATGCGAGCGGGTTGAACTGGGTTGGTCCCGGTATCGGTTGTTGAATTGGGGCGGGCGCGGCTGCTGGTGTGGGCGCCGGGGGCGTAGCCATTGCCGGAGCGGGTTGTGCAGCGGGCGCGGGCATTGGTGCGGGCGCGGGTTGGGACACTGCGGCCTGTTCTTGCATGGCGGGCCGCCACGCCTCCGGACGGGTGCCAAACATGTTCGACAGCGGCGAGCGTGGCCCATGCCCACGAACCATTGTCTCGTGACGGCCCCCCATTGAGCCAGGCCCCTGGCCCCTGCGTAGGTCCTGGGTCAGCGCGCCGGCAATGCGGCTATATTGTCCGTTCATCATATCAAGCTACCTCTCTAGCGAGCCTGCCATAGTCAACCGCCATCAGGCCGCGACGATTGCGGCTGACAGCCTTGGGATGCTTGTCCTGAATTTCCTGCGCCATGACGCCAATTTGCATCAGGGGCGATCCCTTATAGCGATAGGCATGGACAGGGGTTCCGTCATCGAGCTTGCCGACGCGCTTGGCATCGGTTTTCACGCGCCGGTCGGACATGATTGCCGCACCGCCTATCGTGCCAGCCGCCGAGCCTATGCCGCCAATAAGGGCATTCTGTCTCTGTTGATCGAGCGCCTGCTGGTTCTGCATGATGCCCGCCGCATCGACCGGCGCAACATTCACCTGCGGTGTGTTCACGGTGCCAATCGGGGCAACCTGCCCCATCGTGGTCGCGGCTTGCGCTTCCTGGATAGCCTGCTGGCGTGTCGCAAGCTGTTCCTGCACCTGGCGCGCCCGATCCTGGGCCGCCGCATCGTTGTTCTGCTGTGCCTGCTGGAGGGCTGCCGCGTTCTCCTGCTGCTGACGCTGGAGATCCAATTGCGCCTGCTGGAGCTGGGCTTGGTTCATCTGCGAAACTTGCGAATTGGCCGCATTTGCCTGCGCTAGTTTCGCTTCGTTCGCCAACTGCGCCTGCTGGTTGGTTGCCGCCGTCTGCGCCAGCTTGGCCTCGTTCGACATTTGCAACTGCTGATTTTTCGCAGCCGATTCCGTCTGCTTGGCTTGGTTCACAAGCTGAAGCTGCTCGTTGCTGAGCCGGGCTTCCGCTTCCTTGCCCTGGTTGATGAGCTGTAACTGTTCGTTGGTGATGCCAGCCTGCAAGAGCTTGGCTTGGTTCTGCTGCGAAAGCTGGCTTGAGTTGAATTGGTTCTGCGACAGACCGGCGGCAAACTGGTCCTTGGAAATCCCCGCCGCCGTCTGCAAGCCCTGCATCATCAACTGGGTGTAGGCGTCGTTCTTTTGCTGGGCGAATTGTGTCTTGGCGCGGTTATAAGCCTCCATGCCGGGCCGAATGCCCTGATTGGCAAGCTGCTGCTCTAACGCCGCTTCTTCCTGCTGGAAGCGCGGGTCAAGCCGCTCCCGGCCAAGGTCATAAATGATGTCTTGGCCCTGCTGGGTGAAATCGGTATTGAGGCCGGAGGCGTCGAAATTGGTCCCTAGCTCGGCGCCCTGATAGCCGGTGTTCATCTGGGCGGACTTGAAGTCGGTTCCCATCGTCGGCGCCGTGTAGCCGGTTGTATTAAGCTGAGCCGCACCGAATTTTGAGTCCAGCATGGGCGCCACATAGCCCGTGCCGAGGTTTGTCTTTCCCGCAGCCGTGGTCTGGAGGCTCACCTTCTCCGAGGTCGGCCCCGTGCCAAGGTTCATCGGGGTTGCGAGCGTGCCTTGCGCATTGGTGAGCGTGGAGCCTGCAAGCCCGGTCTTCTGGTCCTGAATAGCCTGAAGCTCGGGGGTGAGCTTTTGCTCCACCGTATACATCGGATTTCCGGCTGCCGATGTCCCGGTCTGCGTGTAGGTCGTGGTTCCGCCAGGGCCAACCTGGTTGACCATGTTCATTTCGGCTTGCGTCGTGGCGGTCTCTTTGTTCGCCGCCGTCTGTGCCGCTATTTTCCCGAGGCCCTTGCCCATGGCTTACCCTATTGGATTGCCGACGTTGTAAATGAGATTAAAGCCGATCAATCTGAACTCAAGATCGGACGTTTCCGACGTAGTAACGGTCACTGCATAATGCAGCGCGATAGCGGTCCCGATATTGGTGCCGGAACGCCATTGCTTTGAAACAGTGGTGCCGGCCCAGTTCGCCTCATCCCAGTTGGACACGTCCCAAGTAAAGCCGGATATTTCAACGCTCTCCGATTGGTTCGGGTCCGTGGTCGGGTCCACATAATCGGCGGCAATCTGTACGCCACCATTGACCGTCGCATTGGACCGGATGATCGGCTGGATAAGTTCGATCTTCTTCTGTCGGCCCGGCGCGCCGAGCTGGGAATATGAGGTCAGGAGTTCGGCCTGGATCGCCGCGCCATTGTCGCTTGAGCCGGTCTCGGCCTCATAAACACCGTCCACACCGCCGAAATACAGACTGTCATTGAACACCGCCCAGCACAGCGCATTGATGCCGGTCCATAACCCCCATGCGTTTGACAGGAGGTTCATGATATACTGGCGGGATTCGAGCCCTTCTTCCTCCGGCACGTTAACAATCATGATGTTGGTTTCGGGGAACGAAACCATTTGCCAGCCGTCATTACCGCCATAGGCGAAAGCAGCGTCGGCAAATTCACGCCGTATAGGCGCCGTGATGGCCGCCGCCTCTAACACCGCCTTATCGAGGCTGATCGCCTTGGATAGCGGAATGATACCCGTCTTGGTGAGTATCATCAGATCGCCGCCAACATTGAACAGGCACCGCCTGCCAATCGGACGGCCAATGTAGTAGAGCCCCTTTAGGGCCAGTGTCGAAACGGTGTCCGGGTCGGTCATCTCATAGACCGCGACTTCGCCTTCCGACGTAATGAACACGTTCAGATCGTCAATCCCCTCGCCCGAGTCATAGGACATCGAGCCGGCAGCCATGAGCTGGCCGCCGCGCTTGAATAACGTGCCAAGCGGAAATTCCGTAGCCGAGCCCGCCACGCTGTCAACTGGCAGATACCAGGCCGACATGCTGTCGAGTTCGATGAACCATTGCCGGGTTTTGAATGCCCAGCCGAATACAAGATCGAAGCTGTCTATTCCCGATATGACGGGCTCGGTCCACGATGTGCCGTCATAGTTCAGGACCGGGTTGTCGCCATTGCAGGCAACGAGGTAGCGCGTCCCGGCAGCGGTCGTGAAATTGAAATGCGAAAACTGTGCGTTGCCGACGTCGGAAACCTCAGCACCGCCCAATCCGCCCGCTACGGTTACGTCGTAAATCCCCGTCCCGATTGCCGCGAACAGTGCGGAATCGCCCGCCGCATTATAGGGCATCAGCGTTTCAACAAGGCTTGAGCCCGTCACATGATCGGTATAGCCGCGCCGCAATCGCACCGCGTCCGTTTCCGGCACCCAATTGGTGAGCAGCATAGCAACGCCCGGCTGTTCGGCGGTCAGGCCCTTGTCGGAACGCAGGCCACGGATAGGCGCCGGGACAACCTGTTGTGTTGCCGTCTGGCGGGCGGGTCGCTGTAAGGCTTGGCGGTACACTTTACGGCGTTACCGAATTAGGCGGCCAGGTGCGGCGCCGTGACGGCCAGTCGGAATCCTGCGGGCGAACGGTCGTGAGTGTCTGGAGCCCGCCCTTGTCTTTCTTGATCGAGGCTGCGAGCTTTTCATTGAAGGTGTTGAGGTCTTCGCTAAAGGCAAGGCCCTTGGCCTGCTTCCAGCGCCAGATAATGCCGTAACTTAATAGAAGCTCCGGGAACTCAAAGGTGTCGGTGTCAGCACTAAAGGTCGCTGCCGGCGTGACGCCCGCCTGCAAAATCCAGTACTTCGACACATACTCATAGCGGATCGTATCGCCATCGGACGGCGCATAGATGTTGAATACCCCGTCGATCATCCGCCAATGCTGGGGAAGTGTCGCGACCGAGGCGGTTAGCAGATAGGTCCAGTCCTGCGCGGTCGTGGGGCCGTCAATGCGCCAGTTGGTCGTGTCGTTCCACATCTCGGAATTGTCCGACATGCGCTCGAATGCTGCCGGCGGGTAGCCGGTCTGCGCATTGGTCGCCGCACAGGTGAAGGTCGCCGCCGTGAGCAACGCTGACCAGTCGTGCTTGTCCAGCAGATCGGTCCCGGTTGCCATGAGCAGCCCGCGCAACTGCGCAACCTGCACATCCGTATTGCCAACCACTGTGGTTGGAATCGGGATGGTCAGGAGTTCGCAGGCTGTGCGGACAGTTGTGAGCAATGTCATGCGGCCTCGGCGTCCTCTAGCTTAGGTGGGCGGCCACGCCCGCGCTTGGGCTCTGAATCCGCAGGGGGAGCAGTCTGCGAAAGCAAAGCCTCCATCTGCGCTCTGAGCGTGGCCAACTCTTCGCCCTGCTTGGCTATCGTGTCGTCCTGCACCTTGGCACGGGCTGCGGCGACGTTCTTGTCGCCGGCCTCGATGAACCGCTGGGCTTGCTTCTGCAATTCGCGGACGCGCGGGGCCTGTATCTTGTCTCGGGCGCTATCAGGAAGCGTTGCAAATTCCTCGATAGTATAGATGCCCTGTTTCTTGATGGCGTCGCGGTCTTCCTCGCGCAGAAAGGTCGCAATACTGAGCGGCGTGCCTTCCAGCGGCATTTCTTCCGCCTTCTGCCAAGCCCGGTAGCGTTCCATGATATAGGCGCGCTTGAGCCGCGCCTGCTGCACGGTCGGATTGTCGTCGGCGCCATTCACAACGCGGTCGATGTGGCTGATCTTCTCAGGCACGACGAGCGAATTGGCCTGTCCTTTCGGACACCACATGACCCAATCTTCCATTTCAGGAAGGCCGGTCTTGGGATTCACATAGGCTACGTCGGATTCAACCTCGCGCGCCTTGGTGTAGAATTTGAGGACGGTGATACTCAGTTCATTGGCAGGCATAAAGGCTCCTTATGTGGCGTAGGGGTTAGTGCGGGCGATGGTCAGCGTTGCCCCGCCATCAACGGTGATCGGTGTATTGAACACCTTGCCGTTGTCGGTCGATGACGTAATCATGACCTGTACATTCTTGCGCCCGATGACAGCGCCGGTTGCAGCCGTAAAGCTGGTGATGGACGTGGCGCCGTTGGTGATCGAGCCGGTTCCGAGAAGGACCGGACGCTTAAAAATCGAGCACGTTGACATGGTTTTCTCCTTTGGCTTTGACGGCGCGGCGCTGATTTCGCCGAAGCGCGTTCACGTATTTGTTTCGACAAATCCGACAGGTACGGAATGGGTTTCTCGTTGTCGGTTTGGCGACTATCGTATTTTCCGGCGTGTATTCATGCCCCTGCGGGCAATGTGTCTTGCGAGAGTTTCGTTTACCGCCCCAATCTCCGCGCGCGATATTTTCGAGATGAGTAACTGCCTCAAGATGATCCGGGTTTACGCAAGACCTGACTCGGCATTTGTGGTCAAGATCAAGACCGGCTGGTATTGGCCCTTTGTGGGCTTGATACGAGACACGATGTGCGTAATGAACCTTGCGCCGATCCCCAATTCGACCATATCCCGCAGGATCAATCGCCGCGATCCAAAGCCAGCACCCAGACATAGGCTCCGGCATGTACTTTTCCGAAAACCGCTCAAGCAGAGTGGCCTTCATTCGTGTACCTCCGGTGAGGCAGGCTTCGGCACAACGCCGGTGCGCTGCAAAATCTTGATGTGGGATAGCTTCTTTTCCGTCTGCTCCAGACGTGCGTTGATCTGTTCAACGGCGTCCTTGTTGCCGTGCTCGCCTTCGACGCGATCGACAAGCGCATCAAGCTTGGCCTCGGCCTTGTCTACGCGCGAGCCGATAATCCGGCACATTTGCCGGAAGATGTCCTCGACTTCAGCCGCGCGCTTGTTTACCTTGAGAAATTTCTTCTGGTAGGTTGTCAGAAAGTGCTCGAATTCTTCCTGTAGTGTCATCGGTATCGCTCCATAGTTCGGTTTCGTGCGGGCGTGGTCGGCCATGGAAACAAATTACCCGCGCATTCTTCGGAACCCCGTCCTGGCATTCGGTCTTCCACGAGAAAATCTGGTCGGGGATCATGTCTTGCCAGAGGTCGGCGGTTTCCTGAATTTCCTCAATCCATGCCTGGTCGCCGCCGGGGTGATATTGCGGCCTGCCACAGCGGTCCCACACACGCCACATATGGTCCATTGTTCCGGCTTCCCATGCCATCAGGCCGGAGTTGAGATTCCCCTTGAAGTAGAAATCACGAAGCATCGCGAACTTACCGCGATAGTTGGCAATGTCGGACAGATCGCCAGTTATAACGGTGTCGAGGTCGAAGTATAAAACCCGCTCGCCCTTGGGCAGTATGCCGGGCCGAAATAAGGAAATTTTTGCCCACCAACCGTGAACCCCAGGATCAGCCTCGACGGTTCGTACCCCATTGGGCACTAAGGCTGGATTATCCGTTACGCACCACGGGCGGTATGTGTACAGATGTCGATCTACGCCATCAAAGAGACGACGGATGTATTCCGTCCCGCGTTCGCAGTAATTCCCGACGTGAACGCAGACGACGTTAATCATTCGCCACCGTACACATAGAGGCTGTCATGCCCGATCCGGGCGGCGCGGTAGTATTGACGCCGTTTCAGCCAGTCGCGCGCTGCATCCGGCTTCAAGCCATGCAGGTCGGCGGCGAGTTTGTTTTCCTCGATGATAATGGCGGGCTTGAACCGCCTGATCGTACTTTCCGCCCCGCGCAGCGCCGGCTCCTCATAGCCCTCGATGTCGAGCCAGATCAGGTCGCACTCATCGAGAACCATGTCATCGATTGGCGCGACGATTGTCTCGTCGCCGGCAACGATGTGAACCGCGCCTGAATTGCCCTTCTCATGGCTGGCGGTGCCTACCTTGCTCTTGAACTCGCCCAGCGCATAGCGCTTCTTGGTGATGTTGGTCTGGCTTTCCGTGTTCTTGAGCAGGCAGGCGAAGTTTTCACGGTTCGGCTCGAACGTGCTGACGTGCTCGAAGTAGCTTGCCAACGCCCTCGGATAGACACCGACATTGCCGCCGGCCTGAATGCATGTCCCGCGCCGGGGGATTAACTTCATGAACTCCGGGATGTTGCGGGATTCACGCAGGATGAAATTGCGCCCTTGAACGTCGGTTGTGGGCCATTCAAACGGCTGGTTTGTCTTGAGCCAATGGCCATAGCGCGCCTGCAACAGTCCATCCCCGAACATCGTGTACTCGGTCGGCTCGACTTCCGGGTCGCGGCTTTGCTCCATGAGCGAGATAAAATCTTCGACCTGCCCTATGAACGGTATGCGCGTTTGATAGCCGTCGTAATTTACCCACGCCTTCGCGTCTTGATGGTCGGGGTAAGCGTGTGACGCCTTACCTCGAAATGAACTGTCGAGCCCATGCAGATGGAACTTTCTAAAGCCCAGGTGATAGCCTAGCGTGATCCAGCGCAGCCCCATGGTGGTTCCGCCCGGTATCTGCGTCCAGCCCTTGTCGCCGTAGTGCTGGCCTAGAAGTTCGTCCAGCCCGTCTATCGGATGCAGGTGCCATAGATAAACCCGGCATTTCGCGGCCAGGAGCTTGTCAAAGACCTTGGGATGAACGCATGAGCCAAGGAAGTAAGCGACCTTCGGGTGCGGCTCTATGATGTCAACAATATTGTCTTTCGGGTGGCAAATGCCGCACATATGCGGCACAACGCCCTTGCCGAGAAGATAGGACAATGACCCATTCACGGCAGCAACGTAGCCGGTCAGTTGCGGGTAGGTGTCCTCAAGACTAGGCCCGCCGCCGGCAATCGAAAGTATCTGATCGTGCGCGGCGCATTGCGTGACTTCCGGCAGGCCCAGCGACAGCGCATAGCGGACATTTTCGAGTAGCTGTTCCGGCGTGTGAGTCGGAATCAAAGCGAAGTTGAACGGCGTGGGTTGATAGCCCACGCCGCCCTTTGTCATGTCGTGCACTTAGTTGCGCACCGTCACAACGTTGGTCGTGAACGGCCCTTCGAGCCAATAGCTGTCAACGAACGTGCCCACGACGTGAACGGTCGTGGTCTTGCGCGCGTTGAAGATATGGTCACCGATGACCGACGCATCGTCCACCGAGCCCGCCGTGCCGGTCAAGGCAAGGAAGCCCGATGAATGCGTGATCGAGGTCAGGCCGCGGGCCTGCGCGATGCCGTGCGTTTGATACCAGCCAAATTTGGTCGTGGTATCGCAAGCCGCCATTGCAACCGCCAGCGGGTAAGTCCCGTTAGCAGTAGCGCGGACGGACGTGCCGAGCGCCGGGGCATATCCAACCCAATCGGAAGCGGCGGTAGAGCCGACACCCTTGAGGTAGATAAACTTGCCGGCGCCGTAGGTTTCGTCAACGGCATCGACGCGCGTACCGAGCGCGTGACGCTGCGTGGTTTCCGGAGTGCTGTTGATCGGTTGCCAACCAGCGCCGGGAGTCGTGATTCTCCAAGTCATAGCAATATCTCCTTGTGCTGGCGATTAATCGAATAGGCGGCCTTGCAGCGAGCGATTGCTCGTCACAAGTTGGCCCATCCAATACATCGGGATAATCACCGCATCCTGGTTCGTCGGGACTTTTTCATCGTCCTGCGTCCACTGAGCGTCTTTGTGCTGCACGAGCTTCAGGTAATCGGTGTTAAGGAAGTAACCGATTTCAGCAGTCGTGCCGAAGTTGGTGTTGGTGTCGAAGATGACGTCTGCCGTCTTATACTTCAGCGATTCAAAGCCTGCCGACGCCGATGAAGACGAGGCATAGCGTTGGTTCGCCTGAAGCGCCGACTCGTAGTAATTGAAGAAGTCATGCGAGAAGACGATCAGGTCGGGCTTGTCCATGCCGCGCACCAGCGACAGCCACAGCGTATTCATATCGCCAATGATTGTCGTAGCGGACGGCGTGCCGGTCGTGACGAACTTCGACTTCCAGAAGGTATAAGTACCGGAGACGATGCCGCCCACGGTGCCCGTACCATCTGCCGTCGCAATTGCGCCAAGGCCGCCGATCTGGTTTGAGAGCGCACCCGTCGAATACAGGTCAACCGACATGTTGTTCGCCGTGGTCCGCTTGGCGTTGGCAATACGCGCCTTGACCAGCTTTATCATCGCCTCTTCGCCGCTGTTCATGCGGATTTCCCGCCCTGAAGCTACGACGTGGATAGCCGACTGTGCCCAATCATACTTCGCAGCCGACAGAACGTCGGACGCGGAGGTGTCGAGCGGATCATAACCGGAATAGCGCATGAACGTGCTGTTCTCAGCCCAGTCCAGCGGCTCGACGATTTCGTAGCCGCCGCTGACGGTTTCGATCTGCCCTTTCTTTTTGAGTCGCGACATCAAGGCATTCTGAAGCGACACGTTGTCAGTGATTTCCTTGGGGTGATGCCTCAAGGTCGTCGTCACCATCTCGGTGAACGTCGAGTTGGGGGAAGCCATAGCTCACACCTTTCTAGCGTGTGGCCGATCTCCGATAGACTTCCCGCATCGTGTCTTCCATCGAACGAGGTGCTGAGGAATTGGCGGTCGAACTCTTGACGTTGAGCGGGGCTGACCGCTTGGCGTCAGATGAACGCTTTTTGGCTTCCTCAAGCCGCTTGGCCTCTTCCGCCTTCTTCTCGGCCTCTAGCACTTTGGCGCGCGCTTCCGGGTTTGCCCATCTGGCGCGGTCATAGGCTTTGGCGAGAACTTCGGTTATCGGGAGGTCGGGCGACTTCTGCTTGAGCACGATGATTTCATGCTCGATCTCGTCTTCAAGGTCCGCGAAATCGGTTTTGTCTTTCGCAAAATCGGCAATTTGGGTTTGAATGGCCCCTTGTCTGCGCTCAAATTCCTGGCGCTCTTGAGAGGACATCCGTTGCGATACTTCGGATTGCCAGCGGCGAAGGTCGGCTATCTCAGCGCGCAACGCATGTTCTGTTGCGTTCTGAGGTGAACCTTGCAGGCCGGCTAACGCTCGCAGATCGACCCCGTAAGCCTCAGCAAGATCCCGGATGGCAGAACGGGCGTCTCTTTCCAAATAGTCATTAGCGCGCAGGACTTGGGAAATCCCCTCCTCCACGCTCATGCCGTATTTGTCGAAGGTCGGCCTGCTCTGTTCCAGAACTCTTTGGAACGGCTCGTAGGCTTTCAACTGCTGCCCTTGCCGTGAGATATGCTCGTGGGCTTCCTGTTCCCGTTTGGCGACAAACGCCTTCACGTCGGATGGCAGGACATCCCACTTCGCCTTCACATCGGCGGACCAGGACTGAGGGACGGGGATGGCAGTCGGAGACTGTTCCGGCGTTTTCTCGGTCGGGCTCTGGTCGGATTTGCTTGCGAACCGTCCATCGGGGGAGCGGTCAGGGTTGTTCTTCGCGTAGATGGCGCGCAGATCATCGTCTACGGACGGCGCAACATCATCTGTCGGTGCGTCTGAGGTATCGGTATCGGCTACAGCCTCGGTGGGCGCAGCAACGTCGTCAGCAGGCGCTAAATCAGCGCCTTCTTCATCGGCCATAGGTTATCCTTGTTACTTGGTGCGCAGGCTTTCCGCGATTTCCTCGCGAAGCGGTAGCCCGCGCTTCGCAGCAAACTTAGGGTTCACATACTTGCCTGGGGTTCTGTGGTGCATGGGATGCCTAAGGCTTGGTTCCCATTCCACGCAGTCATTGGCTTTAAGGTCTTCCCGTCTTGTCGAGCGCGAGCCAATCAGCTTTCCGTCTACGGGCGAGCGATAGGGCTCAATATCACGCACGACCATGGGCGCATTGAAATCGGCGCGCTGGGGGCGCTGTGTCACGCATTCCGCTGGCCATGGTTCGTCCAGGTCATGCCATTCCCAGCAGACCTTGCAGAGACGCTGTGTCACGGCGTAAAGTCTCCCATTACATTACCATCAACAGCAGCATAACCGCCGCCTCATCGTCTTCGGCCCGGCGCCCGTCTTCTATTTCAATCAGCCGCTCGATCTCGGCCATCGTGCCGTTGATCTGGGCTAGGAGTTCTCTATCCCGGCTGTAGCGTTTTCCTGAGCCTGCGAGCGCGCCTGAGAGCCTTGCGGCAACGTCTTGGGCAATGGCGACAAGCTGCTCGGGCGGGGCATTCTGGGGCTTCTCTGTGCCTTCCAGCGCATTTGCCGTGCGTTTCTTGCCGGTTGCGCGGGCGTAGGCTTCTTCAATCGTGTCCTCTAGTTCACGGGCTTTCGCCTTGATTGCGGCGCGGCGTAGGACTTCCTCGCGCTCGGCGCGGCGCTCCCTCTTGCGGAGGGCTCTTACCTGTTCCTCGGATAGCCAGCCGCCAGTTGTGACGGCGGGAGGCGTAGGTGTTACGCCGCTGGTTCCCCAACTATTTGCCCAAGCTGATGATGCGCCCCAGCTTGCGCCCCATGCGTCGGCCACTTATGGCCCCCATTCATCGCCGAGGGCGCCGGTTCCCGTCACTTCCACATCATTGACATACTGAATATTGGCGTTGACCTGATTGGCGACGGTGAAGGTGAGCGCGCCCACTTTGGCGTCGAGATCAAGCCCGCCAGCGTCGGAGATCGGCAAGCCGCCCGCTGCGTCCGCTGCGGCATCCGGCAGTGCCGTCATGCCGCCATTTGTGGCTTTCACCACATTGTAAAGCAGGCCCACGTCATCGATAGTCGCTACCGCGCCACGAATAGCCAAGGGGCCGACCGTATTGGTATCTCCAGTTCCCAAGCTGACCTTATACCAGCCAGACGAAACCTCCGTGGCATTGGTAGCGCCCGCTGCCGGGTTGCCGAAGGCGCCGCCATTCTTTGAAATCGTCATGGCAATAGTCTTGCCGGTGGCCTCGGTCACATGATCGGCTGACAGATACGCCTTGAACATGACGACCTGGGCTATCGACTGCGGGATTGTGAAGCCTGACATGTTCTAAAATCCCGAAGCGATGCGCGCGCGTGAGCCGGTGGGCGTGCCGTCGTCAAATGATGAAATGCGGACCCCTAACTGATAGACTGTGACCGGGGTGCCCTCCTCTGCAAAGGCACCAGCGCCATTCTGGCGCGTTCCCTTGCGCAGTGACGTCCCCTTGCCGAAGAATGTCCGATAAGCAGTGTTGCCAAGAGTGCCCGTACTTACTTGGACATTGCCCGCGCCATTGGCGCGAACGGCCAAACAATAGTCCGTGTTTTTGGTGAGGCTTATCTCAGCAGGCAGTGTCATGAATACGGCGCGAGGCGAGTTGACCGGCCCCAGTTGTTCGGCCAAGACGACAACCTGCGCGCCGCTGATAGCGGTTGGCCCTGCGCCTGCGGCGAGCGGGTCGGAATAAAGCGTTACGGTGTAATCCGACGTGGTTCCGCTGGCTATCCCAATATGTCCCCAAAAACCATCAACCTTACAATCCCACGGAACTTGGAAAATCATCCCGCGTTCATCGGGGTTATCCGAATCCGCATAGGCTTCCGTCCCGCCGGAGGTAAGCGGGATGCAGTAGTCTAAAATCCCCAAAGTGCCATCATCAAATGTTATAACAACATTCGGGTTTAAATCAGCATCGGCCCATGTTCCGGCTAACTTCGTCAAAACCTGGGGGCGTTGCGGGTTAGTGGTGCTACCAGCTAAAACACTGATGGCTTGCGTCGCTATGATAACCGAATCCGTAGCGGCGCGGGCCGTCATATCCCACCGAATAGCGATTAGATCGCCATGCGCGATAGTCTTTGACCCGCTGCCGCCCGTCATAGAAACGGTATTCCAAGCGGCGGAAGTTATCCCACCGCCATTACCAAGCAACGCAGCAGATGCCACATCTGGGCTTTCGTCCGGCCTGCCGGGGTTGCCCGTCGTCGTACCAACATCCTCAATGCTAACCGTGACGGACGTACCAACATCGGTAAATGTACAGGTGCCAGTTCTGAACGACACCGAACCGCCACCTGCGGCGCTGATAGTCTTCGATGCCGGTCTGCCTGCAATGTAGCAGTGGCCAATCATTCCAACCATCTCACCGGCAGCATCCATAGTGGTAGAGCTTACAAGAGCGACCCACACACCTTGATATAAGGGATATACATATCCGCCGGGTATTGAGACTTGTGTCATTCTACAAACGCCCCAAGCCCAAGCAGATATGTCCTGATCTGCGCGTAGGTGGTATTCCCGGCAGCTTGGGCTTCACGCACCTGGAGCTTAATCCGCTCGCGAATGTACTCATCGTCCGTGGGCGCCGCAGCGATAAGTTCGCTCATCAGATAGGTGCGATTGATCGTCCCTTGCGACGTGCTGATCGTGAAATGCACATGGTTGTTGCCAGCGCATCGGCTGATTGCGGTATGTTGGGCCATTAGTTCATCCGCCTGTTAAGCCGCTTCTGTGCGCCGACAGGTCTGCCTTGATCGTCGCGTATAATCTCAGCCGGGGCCGCGGCGATTGCATGAAGCTCGGCGATGCCCTGCTGGATGGCCTGATCGGACTGCGCCTGCATCTGCATTGATTGCCGCATGAACTGGGCGAGCTGGTTGACCGCGCTCATCATCTGATCGAACGGCCCGGCCTCGGCTTCCTGGTTAAAAGCATCCATGCGCTTGACGCTGCGCTGGAAGCCCAGTTCCTGATCGCGCATCTGCATATCGCGGTCGAATTTCTGCTGCTCGAAGGCTTGCGACATCTGGAGCTTCTCGCGCTCGAACGCCATCGCCTGCTCATGGCGCTGCAGTTCGATTGCCATTTTCTGTTGCTCGGCCTGAGCTTGCATCTGCATCTTCTGGCCCTCGGCCTGCGCCTTGGCTTGAGCTTCTTGCTGCTTGGCGCCGGCTTCTGCCTGCTGCTGTTGTGCGGCTTGATCGGCCTGTTGCTGCTGTGCCTGTTGCTCGGCCTGTTGGGCCTGCTGTTGCTGTTGCTGCGGGCTCGGCTGCTGGGCAGCAAACTGCACCGCCTGATCGAGCGCGTCCTCTACCGTCTTGGACAGATTGAAGTTGCGCGCGAACGCACCGTAGACCGTCATCACCGTTGCCGGCTGCACCATGCCCAACTGAACAGGCGCCGTCATATTGCCGAAGAACGTCCCCGTGGCCTCAAGGAAGCCTGACATTTCCTCCTGGTTGAATTGGAGGTCGCCTTGGATGGTCGAGTCCGTCTCGATGTCCACGCGGTAGGAGCGCAGATTATCGTCTGCGAGCATTTGCAGGACCTGCGGATCAATCTCAAACCCGCAAATCTGCTGTAGCAACTGCGGCGTCTTGGTGAATTTCTTGCAGATTATTTCTGCCTTGAGGCGCAGAATGTCCCTTGCGAACCGCTGCGCTTCTTTCTGACGCTGGCGGATGCGGATGGCGCCCCACTTGTTCTTGATTTCCTGCGCGGTCGCTGTTTCGTTCGGATCACTGTCACCCCGGACAATGTCCGACATGCCGGTGACTTCATAGATCGACTGCTTGACCTGCTCGCGCTGCGAATAAAGCGATTCGAGCGCCTTGACGGTTGGGTCGAGCGGCCACCAGGCAAGCGCCTTTTCCATGCCGCCGGATTGGAGAAACCCGACTGCATCGGGCGCCTCTACGCCTTCACCGTCACCAGCCTTCGCCCATGCATCGATTGCGTCACTCTTGCCGGCATACATGAACCGGACGCGTAACTGCGCAATGAGCGTGGTAATGCGGGTCGTGATCTTGTCGAGTTCGTTGAGCAGGCGCTTATAAATGGTATATTCGCAGATCGGCGTCAGTTCGCCGGGAATGCGCGTTCCCATCATCGGGGCGGGAACAGGGAAGAAGCTCTCCAATTCCAGCGGGTCGTCAGCATCGGCCAGGAAAGCATCGCGATAGCCGGGCGCTATGAATTTGACCTTTCGGCTTTCCTTGTCCCAGACCTCCCAAACTAGAGCGCGCTTGAATGTGTCCTTGGCTGGCCTATCGCCCTCGGCTCCGTCCTTGCCGTCCTGAAGCTGCATATCGAGCGGAACCTTGGCGCCATGCTCTGGCGAGAGTTCCTGCAATGCCTCTTTGGTGAAATAATTCGCAAACGCTACCCACGGGACGTCCGTCCAGCTACGGCCCGGCCCATGGCGAAAGGCAGCCCACGGCACATGGGCGCAGGATACCGATTGATAAACCACGTCCTCGATTGGCTGGCCCATCTCATCCATGCCCACGGGGCCAAGGACCGGCTTATAGGCGATCTTGGCCACGCCCCTGCCCGCATTGGACATATCGAATACGCTCGACTCCATAACCGAGTCGAAATCGTATTCGTCTATGGTGTGGTTCAGGCTGCGCTCGATGACCTCCGCGCCTTGGTTGGCTATCGGGTCAGGGTCGGGAAAGCGGGGCCTGATGTCGGGAATGGGCGTGGAATTATAGACCGCCGGGACAAGCGTCTGAACGTTCGAGTGGTAGATGTTGAACGCCGTGCCCTGCTCGCCTTCCTTGCCCCGGAACACATCTGTTGCGGTCTCAACGTCCTTGCGCCAGTCCTTCTCGACCTTGCCGGCAAGGTCAATAGCCTCCATCCAGACGGCAACCGGCGAGGTAGCGTTGTCTTGCGCTGCCTGCTTGCTGTCGAACTGGCCGACTTCACTGTCGAGAACGTCAGACATTCGCTAATACCGATCGTAAATCCAGCCGCTTTGCTCGGTCCAGTAGCGACCCGGCATTCGCGGCCCCATTGGCCTGGCTGAAACGATGTCAACGCATCCCGGTAGGTTCATCGGCTTAACGCTCTTGAGGCGAACCTTGATGCGGAAATATCCCCGCCTGCCTATTCGGCGCGGCGCGGTAATGCCGTATTTACCAAGCTCGCGCTTTGCCACGTAGGTCAGCTCGCAATGTTCGAGAACGTCAGACATCTAGATCGGGTTGCCCCACTTGGGTTTGAACGGCCAAAACGGGTCTTCCCGCATATTGCGCGGCCAGATTCGGCAGACGGTCTTTGCGCTGTAGACGTGAAGCGTAGGCCATGGCCTTACACCTACCCATGCAATCTCATAGCCGCCGCTGTGTGGGCGCCAGACGTGCGGGATGAGCGAAACCAGCCAACACCCGAAAGGCGTTGCCCAGCGAATGCGCCGGAAATACCAGCCAATGCTCATGCATTCGCCTTGCGCTTCTTGCTCAATTGCTCAACCCTCTCTCTAACGCTCATGTTACCGACGATCCGGCCATCGGCCCTCGCCTCGTAAATCAGATCGGTCGGCTTTTTGCCTTTCTTGACGCTCCCGATATAGGGCCGCGACATGCAGGCATAACGAGCTTCATCCGCCACGTGGTCTTCAGCGTCCGTGTCTAAGTCTTCGGGTTTGTCAGGGTCGTGCTGTAGGACCGGCACGGTGCGGATGAAGTCCTTGCAAGTGTCGAATATGAACAGGGCCGGATATTCCCCGTCGCCGGCGAGCCTAGCCCGCATTTGATCCCAGCCGCCCATGGCACCACCGCGTTGGACGCGCGCATTGTCGGCCCTGCGGAATATCACGCCCTCTTTGAGCATCCGCTCGGCAATGGAAGGTCCGCCGTCAGATGTGAACGCAGCCGGGTCTAGAACGCCGTAGGAGACCTTCTCGTCCTTTTCCTTGGCTTTGATGCCTTGGGCGATTTGCTCGGCTGTAGCCCTTATTCCTTCGTTGGGCGTGCCGGTGCAACCGTACCACTCACGATAGCGGACAAGAGCCCCTCGTGGAATGAGACGGCCATCTTCGAATATGTCGTCCTGAGCGACGGCCCACCAGCCCACGCTGAAAGGCTTAGCGAATCCCCAGTCCATTGAGCGGAACCGTAGCCACTGGTCCGGAATTGCGAAAGGCCGCATGACGTGGCGGGCGTGGGACCATCCATCGAAGAAAGCTCCTTCAACAACATCCCAGTCTCCCTCCAGCCATGCACGAACGAGTTCCGCACTGCCGACCATTTGAAGGTTAGCGACGTACTCAGCTCCCAAGTATCGGTTATCGGTGAGGCGGGATGGGATGTAGACGCGCTCACGATTTATGACTTCACCAGTGAAAGGGTTTGTGAAGGGTTCAGAGAGTACTTGCCACCCGGCTGGGCAGGGGTCGATGTACCGGGATTTAACGTGATTGTGACCTGGACCTCCTGGGTTCCCGGTTGCACGGAAGCCGACAGGTACGCCTGCTCCGGACCGCAGAGTAGCCATGAGCTTGGCGATTGGAGCTCGGGAGGGGAAAGTTCCAATCTCCTCAACATAAACTCGACTGTAGCTGTGTCCTTGGTAGGCGTCGGCATCGGCGTCCCTGTCCAGATATGCGAAGCGCAGGCGTGCCCCATTGGGCATCCTCCACATCTTGTCCTGCTCGTGGTACTTGGCCCCTAGGAGCGTGTAGATGTTGCGGCTGCGCTCGATGGTTTCGAGGAGCTGCGTGCGGTCCCTGCGGACCATGAGGCCGATTGCATCCTGGCCGTATTGAGCGGCATGGGATACCCAGTCGCCCAACATGCCGTCAGTCTTGCCGCCGCCTCGGGCGCCGCCGAAGAAAACCTCAAATATCGGACACTGGATTAGTGCGGTTTGTGGGCCGGGCTGGGGCTCCCAGACGATGTTTTCGGTCATTCTGCGTGTTTATTGGCATCCGAGCGGCTACTATTGCAAAATAGTTTGCGCTTTCGTGTCGATTGTTGTTGACAGCCTGCCCAGATGTTGGCATATTAAGGTCATCAACAAGGGAGAACGCAGATGACCAAGACAACCTCAGCCAACGAACTCAAGTGCGACATCCTGGCGAGCAAGTGGCTTGGCAACGCGAACGAAGCCGAGGAAAAGGGCGAATATGCCAAGGCCGAGCGGATGTACCAGAAGGCCCAGTATTGGCTGGACCGTTACAACAAGGCGGCGGGCAATCGATGACCCCCGCATCCTTAATCGCATGGCGTGATCGCCTTCATCTTAACCGGGTGGAGGCGGCTGCCGCTTTAGGCATCAGCCGCGAAACGCTGCGTTTCTACGAGGCCGGCAAGCACCCTATACCGCGCTATATCGCGCTGGCTTGCGCCGCTGTAGCCCTAGGAATCGAGCCGCACGGGCAGCTTTAGCTCGTACTTAGCCCGCCATGAATCAGATTGCAGGGGCTCCGGCGTGCGGACGACGTAATTGTGGATGGTCTGCTCGACGGTCGAGGCGCTTAGATCGGGGAGCACTTTGCGTAAAAGTGCAATGGCTGCCGTGACTTGCGTGGCGGACATCTCTCGCGATCCGCCGACGTGCTCGATTAAGCAACTAAGAATGTTACTGTTTTGAATTTTAACCCGATGGTCGTCTGACATGACGAAACCGGGCTTGCGGCCTCTGCTCATTTTATGATTTCCGGCAATAGTCGGCCTTGCCCTGCGTCAAGCGCCTGGGGTGCAGGCCCGTGGTCGGCCCTATTGTTGTTATTGGGCTCCAGCAGGATCAGCCATATGCAACCAGGGCACATTATGGGGTTGTCTCGGATGATTTGTCAATAGGTGGTGTTGGGAAGCCAATGCGGCCCACAATGAGCTTAATTTCGGTCACCCCATGCGGAAGGGTAAAAGTGAGTCCCTGAGAATATTTCATGCCGCCTCCTTCTGCCTGAATAGCTCGTATAAAGCCTCAATCTTGCCCTGTGCCCGTACAATCCTGACCCTGCGCTCGGCGTAAGGCCCGCTTACGATTTCCGCCGTCTCGCCTTGGCCACGGCTGCGCTTGGCCTTTGCTGTTCTCACGAACGGAATCGGGCGCTGATGAAACAGGGTCGCTATCGTGTGCATGTCCCTGTGTGTGAATCGGGTTGGCCCCTGCCCGTCAATGGAAACGAAACCTTGGATAAACCGGAAGTCGTTTAGCCGGCCCATGTTCTCGCCAGGGTTGAGCCCAACAAAAATATGGCCGGGGAATGCTGGCCTTGCGAGCAGCAGGCGGCGTTTTGCGTGCCGCCGGTTGGCATAGCGCAGGCCGTGTTCTATCGGGATGAATACGGTAAAACCCTCCACCTTGAGTATCTGCTCGGCAAAAAATTCCCGCTGGCGAGTGACTTTGAGAGCATACCAGATCACGATTCAAGCCACCACATTATCGCCGCAGTGGCGGCAAAGCTGAGCAGAACCAAGACTATCGGCGTGGCGATATCTTCCATCACGGCTTGTCCTCCGGGGCCTCTATGAGGCCGATTGTGTATTCGAGAACAATGCGAGATGCATAAACGAGGTCGCGCTGGTGGTCGTCCGCCAAGTGATCAAAACCCTTCACGCCAGGTATGGCGTCCCACAGTTTCTTCGCATGAGCTTTCACGATCTCGTCTGTTAAGCCGGTCATGCCGTTTTCACGTGAAACATTTAGGCGGTCTTTCTTTCCGGCTCTGGATACTCGCTCGGGAAGTACCAGCCACCCTTTGGGGTGCGTGGTGGTGTCTTCTTCAGCACCGTTCGATAGTAGCGCTCCCATGCATCGCCAGCATCCGTGCCGTATTGGACGTAGACTTGCGGCCAGTTCACTTCAACAGGCTTTGGAGGCTGCAAATCCTCATCCTGCCAGCGTCCGTCGTTGAGCCACGTTGCTGGGTGCGGAATGAATTGTTTTTCCTTGCCGGCGCACAATGCCGCGTGTTTTGACACAGCGGTTTTGAGCGTTTCGAGATCGACACGGCCCCTGATGCGCTTCCAAGATCGCAAAGCCTCGTCCTTGCCGACCTTGCGGGGGAACAACTCCCACAGGTTCTCAAATTCCGGTGGATAGACGTGGCGTTGAGGAATAGTTTTATTATTTAATACTGATAGAGAAGTATTATTATCTATATCCCTCATTTGCGGATTTCCGGTGGAATCCGGTGGATTTCCGGTGGAATTAGCGGAATCTTCAGGTGCATTCTCGGGTGTGGAATTCCGCGGAATTTCCGCTTTATTCCGCTTGCGCTCGCGGTCATAAGCGCGGCGACGTTCCATAGCCTCGTCTACCGGCTTGGGCAATTGAGCGTCAATGCGACGGCACGCGGCCTTCAAGGCATCCCCTGAAAGCCCAGCGTCGATAAGCTCGCAAATCACTTGTGCCGTTATCATCCGACCATAGGCTCCGCGTCTTTGCCGTACAGAAACGCATCAAGCGCTGCTGTCTCGTCTTTGAATGTGCCGGGGTTCTTTCCCGCACTCCGCGAATAGTGAATGATTGTCGTGTGGTCGCGGTTGAGGATTCTGCCAAGCTGGTGCAGCGAGGCGCCGAAGTCCCGTCTGGCGATATAGCAAAGATGCTTCCTTGCCCGGACATAGGCGCGGGTGCGAAGCTCGCTCGATAGTTCATCCCGTGATATCCCGTAGACCGTGCATACCGCGACGATGAGGTTGCGAAGACTCGGATGGCCGGCTATTTCCAGGCGCAGTTCGCTAAGGCGATCCAGTTCCGATTGCGCTTCCCTGATGTGACGGCGAATGTCTTCCAATTCGGCCTTGGCCTTCACTAACTCGCCGTCAATTGGATAGAACCTTGCTTTCCGCTCCTTGTGGAGCTTTGCTAGGTCTTGCTGATAGCTCATGGGGTGTCTGCTCCTTTGCCTTCGTGCGGAATCATTGAGAGTTGTGTTTGGACTTGCATCAGTCCTCCCAGGGGTCTTTGTGATGAGGCCAAACGGCGACAAGGCTAATGATGGCCAGCCCGATTCCTAAAACGATGATGGCTTCCCAATTCATTCGTAGTCGCCCTCGCGCTCTAGATTCTTGCGACAAGGCGGAATCCACTGGAACTCAGTCTGGCCCCGCCACCCCTGCATCCAGACAAGCCAGCAATACGCCGTCGCCGTAGTAGCTTTGTTACTCAGGCGCCCCTTGACCATTGGGACGCGCTCGGCAAACTGAGCAATTATGGTCGGGGGGCGGACGCGGAATAGCCCATAGTAGCGCCCGACGCTTTCAAGGAAAGCGATGCGAACAAGTAGAGCAACACCTTTTCTGGCACGCCCTAACGCGGCGAACGCGAACTCCAATCCCAATCGAAATGGTGGGTTGGTGATTACCCAATCGAAGCCAAGCGGGCTGGGCATCAGAAAGTCCACGACATCGCCGTGGCCATACAGGTGCACGTCGCTCGAATATACTTCAGTGAAGTATTCAGCCAATGGCCGCGCCATATGCCCCTCGCCGCAAGCTGGCTCCCACACACTAAGAGACGACAAGCTATCTCCGCCCCCCAAGACGCGCTCGCAAAGCGCCCGCGTTGCCCATGGCGGCGTCGGAAAGAAATCAAGCGAATCGTGTGGCTCGACACGGCGCTGCATGACTGCTGTCGAGGTGTTCTGCGTCATGCAATACTCGCTCTTTGCAGGTGCGGTAGAATGCAAAGCTGTAGACACCTCACGCCGCCCTCTTCAGTGGCGAAGATGCCGAAGTGATAATCACCTCAACGCCCTCGAATGGCTCTTGAGCTAGAGCTATGTTAACGCCCTTGACCCACTCGGTCGTGTCGCCGGGAATGACGAGGTGCTGGACTAGCAAATCCTCAAGCGCCTTGACGCGGTTTGAGACGTCTGACCCCGCCCTGAGCTTGCCGATCAGAATTGTGAGATAGACGGGCTCTTTCCAAGCCTGCGGACGCTGTTGCAGTAAGTCCCACCCTGCGGCTTGCAGCCATGTTCTATAGCGGGCCGTCTTCACCCTGCCCTTGCCTCTGACATTGGCGTAGAGCGAGTTAGTACTCGGCGGGACGTGCAGGAGCTTGATGATCGACTTCATTTTATTTTCTGAACTGTTCCGTATTGAACAGAGCCCGTGGAACTTCCGGTATATAATCCGTGTTCTGACGTTGCCGCAGCGCGCGCCCGATAGCCCTTACCCCCTCGACAGGGGTCGGGGCCGCAAGTGCTGTGCGGGGGGGTAAAAATCATCGCAGCTTATCAGCCGCTACGAGCAGTCTTCGGATGACCTTCGCCAAGACCCGGCGCATGATAATCTTCATGCTCCGTTTCATGAGCGAGTAAGTTGTATCGAGCCTTGAGTTGGCTGAACTCTCTATCAATCTCGTGTTCATTGCGTCTGACCGCGTCTCTGATTATGTCCACCACGTCCCCCGGTGGTCTTAGGGATTCGCGATACCACAGCCTTCGGATTTGGCCGAAGCTAAGCTGCGTCTTCTTTGCTACTCTGCGGATGCAGGATTTGACACTTTCGCCGGGCTCGCTTGGCCTGGCGAGAAGGTGAACCTTGTCCTGCATTTCGGTTCGTAGTTTTTCAATCGCGGGCATGATGCCCCGCATCTCGGATGAATGATCCGACATCTGACGCACTCCAACGGCTACATTCTCGGCCATGGAGACGCACAGAAGAGGCAAAGCCTCCAAAAACCAGGATGGTAACAGCGCGCTGGGGTCGTGGAAAAGCATCGGCGCGCTGGCGGAAGAGATTGCGAATCGCTGCTGCCCCGCAGCGGAGCAAGGCGCCCGGAAGAACGTTCCGCGTAAAGAGAAAGCCGGGCGCCAATTTATTCCCCGCCTTGTATGGGTTGGTCGGGCTGATAGCGTGGCGGCTCAGGCTCGGCGACTCTAGTGTCATGACGCGCCATAGCGAGCGCGGTGATACCGATGGCCAGCACAAGGCCAATGAGTATCAATGCATGTTCAATGCCCATCATGCCCTCGCTAAATAAGAAAAAGCCGAGAGCCGAAGCCCTCGGCCAAGTTTCGCCATGCGATGACCAGGGAGGTGCTGATCGCTTGGCGCGCATAAGGTGGCCCCGACAGGAAACGGGATATGTCGGGGCCGCGCTCGAAGGTGAGGAATGGGGGAGACGCCAACTCCGAGCGTTTCTGAAACTGTCATGCGACGCCCTCGCGATATGAGAGGATGTCGCCGTGGGTAATTCCGGTTACTTCCTTGATACGGATCATCGAGTGATAAGAAGGCCATCGCTCGCCCGCTTCCCATCGCGAAACTGCGGCACAACTAACACCGAGTTGGTCGGCCAGATCGGTCTTGCTGATCTGCCTACTCTCTCGGAAAGCCGTCAGTGGGTGAGTTTGCATGAATACCTTGTTACCAACACGGCAACAGGCCGTCAAGCCCTTTTGTTACCAATCCGGTCAACGACTCAAGATGCTGGGGTTCCTACACTCCGGCATGGTCACCAAGATCGGCGGAAAGCGCAGGCAACACCTCTACATCACGCAATGGCGCGAGGGTAAGGGCTTGTCTGTTGAGAAGGTCGCGGACCGGGTTGGCGTCAGTCGGGAATCAGTATGGCGCTGGGAAAATCAGCAACACCGGCTTAATCCAGGCAAAATCAAAGCGTTAGCCGACGCGATCGGCTGCAATCCCGAGGATTTCTGGCGACTACCAGCGCGCCCTAGCCTTGATGCCATGGTCAAGGACCTGGACGACGACACCTACGAGCTAACTGTCGATCTTGTCCGACGCGCCGCTCGGAAAAAAGCGGTCTAATTCAAACATTTGTGAGATTGTTGCCTATCCGGTAACGATTGTGCTTGCGTTGTTGTTGCCGATTTGGTAACGTCCCTGTCATCAACACAGGGGCAAAGCAAATGACACGGCCAAGTATAGACAATCGCCTCGACGCGCGGGCTGAATTCCTGGCGGAGAAGTTCGGACTATCGCTGCAACTCACAACGATATGGGTCAAGGAAAATCCAGAAAAGGCGCGGCGCCCGATGCTGCCAAGCGCCGTCAACGAACTGAAAGTGTGGGCGAAAACATGATCCGCGACCACCTCAAAACACTAGGAGCAACGCTTTTCGCTTGGGCGGTCATCTGGGGCTGGTTGGCCCTGTTCGTTAGGGAGATACCGCAATGAAGTACATCATCAAATGCAAGGACTGTGTTTACGGCTGCGACTCCATGGAGGACGTAGCTCGGCTTATCAATGTGGAGTGGGACGATTTCATCTATTGCTACGAAATGGAATACGCCGACGTCGCGCCGAACTGCGGGCGCTTCTGGGACATCACCGAGAAAGCCTGCCTGTCTTGGATCGAGTTTTACTCCGGCGAGGCGGAATATGCCTTCGGTGAACTGAGCGTTCCGCTGCAAGTCAAGTTCCACTGCCCCGATGATATAGACGAAATTGAAAGCGAAATTAGGGCGGAAGGCGATTGGTTGCGTGAAGCTGTTCGCGATTATCGCAGTTCAACCGGCATCGTTTTCAACAGGTGATGTGATGGCAAAGAAGCAAGAGAAACTTACGTCCCCAGGTAGGGCATTCCGAACAATCGAAGCCTACATGGAACGCGTCGGCCTTCTTCTCATGGTTTCGCATCAAGCGGCATCGTGGATGGAAGGCAAGTTGGACCCGCAGAAGATATGCGAAGTCATGGGGCCGGAACTGCGAAGGGCCGTGGAGCATGTTCGCGCACTATATGACGAGGACGAGCAATGACAAAGCATTACACATTCTCCGAGATGGCAGACGCCATGAAAAGCTCAACAGGTGATACGATGGGCCGCCATATAACAATCACGTTCGCCATAGCCGAGACAGATGGCCCGCGCGACCGTCGCTATCAGGCGACGTTCAATGACTTTGACCTCGATTGCCCGATTGGCTGGGGTGAGACAGAAGCCGAAGCGATAGAAGACTTACTCGTAATGCATGGATTGCCGAAATGAAAACCTCAGAGAACATCAACGAGCTTGCGGGCGCCCTTGCCAAGGCCCGCGCTGAAATCAAAAACCCCGTCAAGAACAAGACAGTCAGGGTCACACCGCGTGAGGGTAAGGCGTATTCATACTCCTACGCTGAATTGCCATCGGTGCTAGATGCCATCACCGGACCGCTGGCCAATAATGGGCTGGTTATTGTTGAAACCATTTCCCGCGAGGAAAATCACTTAATACTGCACACCCGTCTTGTTCATTCGTCGGGCCAGTGGATTGAGGGCGCTTATCCCATTTTCTGCGACATGACCAAGCCGCAAGTGATCGGCGGGGCGCTGACATATGCGCGGCGGTATGCAACATCAGCCATCATCAATATTGCCAGCGACGAAGACGACGACGCCAGCACAACGCACGGCGAAGATTATAGCATCGCCCCAAAGAATGGCAACGGACAGAAACCGTTCCCGAACGGGAACCCGGATGTCAAATACACCAAGACGACAGCCACCACGCCCCGGGCTGCGATGGCGACCGATAACAACGCCTTCTATGTGAAGCTCCAGAAGGAGATTGACGAACTCAAGACGAAGGATGAGGGCCGCGCGTGGAAGGCCATGCGGGAACTCGACCTGCAAGAGCGCGTCTCGCCAGAGGCCATGCTGCACCTCTCTGAGCGCTATGAGACACAGATGGCGGCGCTACCATGAGCAACGAACTCGTCAGCGATTCCGATGTCAGCAAGGCGCTTGACTATCTCAGAGACAGCGCTGTCCCACTGGGGAAAATTACGGAGCGAGCCACGTTCGCTTCCAGTTATACGAAGCACGTCAAAGCGCTTGAAATGAAAAGATTTGACGGATCGGCGGCGGCGCAGGAGCGAGAAGCACTGGCGGGCGAACGATACCTCGAATCCATCAAGGATGAAGCCGAAGCGGTCGGGGAAGTAGCAACGGCCCGCGCTTATCGTGAGGCTGCAATGGCCAAGATCGACGTGTGGCGTACCCAGTCACGGAACATGAGGGAGCGGTGATGCGCAGCGTCCGTGCGGAGTTCCCGAAGAGTGTAAAGGAGAAAGCCTATGAACGAGCAAAAGGCAAGTGTGAACATTGTAGCCAGGGATTCGATGGAAGGAACCCTCACTACGATCACCATCCTATCGCCGCGTCCCTTGGGGGGCCGGGAAATTTGGCGAATTGCAGAGTGCTGTGCGTCAAATGCCACCGTGCCATCACAGCAAGTATTGATCAGCCTCGGATCGCCAAGTCAAAGCGAATAGAAGAAAAGCGCAAAGGCATCCGTCGATCAAAGTACCAGTGGCGTTCGCGTCCAATGCAAACCAATAGGAGCGACCAATGAACATGAGCGATCTTATCACCCGCGTTGCCGATTTTGTCGATGAAGACGCTATCCAGACCAAGGCGGAACTAACAGCCGCCAAACGTCGCCGTGCCGGAACAATCGAGGCGTTCCGCACCTTCCGCGCCCAGCTCGACATATTCGAGGGCCGGATTCTGGAGGACTACGACGCAACGATTAGCGAGAATGAAAAGCGCCTTGCCAGGATCGAAGCGGCGCCTGAGGCAGAGCCCGGCAATGTCGTCCAGATGGCGGCAGCGGAGTAGCAGCCTGATGGCGAAGAAGACGTGGAAAGCGTGGGGCGGGTTTTGCGATGACACCCTCCACATTGAGCGGATTGACGACGCCTATGGTGAATTGGGCGGCTATCGTGACACCCCGGCTGTGTTCACAAATCTACGCGAGGCCCGGCAGCGATTCCGAGACGTCCGACCGATTCTCATCACCATCGCCCCCAAGGCCAAGCAAAGGGGGAAGACGTAGATGTGTCCCCCCAATGCCTGAAATCTCATGGACGCCAAGAGGAATGAGCCGAGACGAAGCGGCCCGTTACATCGGTATAGGCGTCACCTTGTTTGACGAGATGGTGCGGGATGGCCGGATGCCGGGGCCTAAGATTATCAACTCCCGCAAGGTCTGGGATCGGCTGGACCTTGACGCGGCTTTCCGGGAGCTTCCCTATAGCGCCCCAGCGCGTCCAAGAGTGTTCGCGCTATGAGGGAGGCGAACATGGTCCGTGTGGAATTTCGCTATCTGATAGCCGACATCGACGTTAATGGGAATGTTCGCCGCTATGTCCGCAAGCCAGGGTGTAAAAAAGTTAGACTTAGGGAGAAATTCAACTCTCCTGAGTTCGTGCAGGAATACCTCGCTGCAATGGCCGGCGCAATTAAGGCGCAGCCGCGCCCCTTATCTGGCAAAGCCGACGAAAACAGCCTGCAATGGCTAGTCAACCGCTACTACGGCAGCACCACATTTCGGGAGCTTGGCGATGAAACCCAAAAGGTCAGACGACGAATCCTCGATAAAATTTGCGACCGCAACGGTTCAATGGACTATCGAGACATTACAGGGGGGCACGTTCGTCTCGCTATGGATGCCCTACGGGCCGCTCCGGAAGCAGCGAACGGCTATCTTAAGACACTTAGAGGATTATTTCGGTTCGCCTGTGAAAGAGAACTGGTCCCGTCCGACCCGTCAGCCGGGATCAAAAAGGTCCGCCACAAGACGGACGGCCACCACACCTGGGCGATAGAAGAGGTCAAGCAATATGAAGCAAGACACCCGGTCGGAACAAAAGCCAGATTGGCGCTCGCCCTGCTTCTTTACACGGGCCAAAGACGCGGCGACGTGGTGCGGATGGGGCGTCAGCACGTCGAACACGGTCTTTTGCGCGTCGTGCAGGGAAAGACCAGAGAAGCGCTCCAGTTGCCCGTGCTCCCAATATTGGTGGACATACTCGCCGCCTCCCCCGTGGGAGACCTAACCTATCTCGTTACCCAATGGGGCAAGCCATTCACGGCAGCCGGATTCGGGGGGAAATTCAGGGAATGGTGCGATCAGGCAGGCTTAAAGCACTGCACAGCCCACGGGCTTAGGAAAGCAGGGGCGACCATCGCAGCCGAAAACGGCGCGACCGATCGAGAATTGATGGCGATGTTTGGATGGCGCACCGCTGCGCAAGTCACTGTTTACACGCGGAAAACGGAAAACAAACGGCTGGCGGCGAGCGGAATGCCGCTGCTTACGATGGAGAGGAAATGAGCGAGGACCACCCAAACGTGCCAGCCTATTTCGCGCTGTTCCATCGTTATCACTGGCACTACGCGCCCCCTATCGGGCCGATCCTGCCAGGATATGACTATCAACTCTGGTGCAAGTGGTGCGGGTTTCGAATGACGGTCCCCAACCCGAATAGTCCCAATCCGATCCAGGATCAGAAAGTGGGACTATCGGATGATAAATAGTGCAATGAAATCAACGGGAAAGAAACAGAAACGGCTATGGGTGGCGACCCCGAGTGGGTCTTCGTATTTCAGCGAAATAAGCCGTGAATCCGCGTCCCAACAGCGGCGGTTTCTTCGTGAGGTCTTGCATGATTTCAGGAGGTAGTCCCGATGCAACATGAAATCACGGATGAGATGGTGGAGCAGGCAATTGCGGCTATCGCAATCCACTCGACAACTTACATGCAAATGCGCGCCGCCCTCGGCGCCGTCGCTCCGCTCATCAGGGCGCAGGGGATGGGGGAGGCGGCAGAGATTGCGGCTGCGCGAAAGGAAGATTTCACAGACGATTGTGATTGGGTTAGCGGTTGGCGGACGGCATTTGACCGAATGGAGGACTCCCTCCTCGCCCGCGCCGCAGAGCTAGAGAAGGCCATCCCATGAGCCCTACTCAATACCCTCCCGACGAAGCGGATTTTTCCGAAGAATGGAAAACCGACCTGACCTCCCCCGCGCTGGTCGATGACGAGAAGCTGGTGGAGCGGTTGAATGCGCTATTTGAAGAGATGGACATTGACGCCTGTAAGGAAGCCTCTTCCCGCATCCAATCACTCTCGGCAGAGGTGACGCGGCTGCGGGAGGCGCTGTGGGACTGCCTGCTCTACGGGGTTGAAAATGGCGACTGGGTCGATAAACAAGCCCGCGCCGCGCTCAGCCCGCCTTTAGAAACACATAGCCCAAAACCATAGTGCTAACGACCGCCTCGGCTGCATCAAGGTCGGAAACAAATACGGAGAAATCAGCATCCAAGCCCAATCCCCGCACCCAGAAGCGCAAGGCCCAGTAAAGCATGACGGACGCGACGAGGGTATAACTCCACAGCCGGAAAAAGAAATGCTTCCGGTCTTCCTTGCCTAGATCGGCCTGGAGCCGCTTTATTTCTATTTCAGTGTCAAGCTGTTTGATCTCGCGCTCTAATTGGATTCTGCGCGCGTCGTTTTTCAGCTTCTCGGCCTCGATCAGAAGCTCTTTTTTGTGATCCAAGATTTTAGTGAGCGAGCCGAGCCCCGCCGTGCCCAGGAAGTTCAAAATCATCGGCAGGATCAAGGCGATCATGGCGTCGGCTTCTTGTTGCTCGTCCAGTAGACCGCAATGAAGCCCAACACCCCGGCAAGGCTGTAGGTCGCCGCGCTCTCAAGCTCGGTCGGCGGCGGGTCCGTCTCAAGCCCCATCATGGTCATGACAGCCTGAATAACGAACGTGGCGATCTGCACGCCTGACGTGGCGAGGATGCCGCCGACATAAGCCTTGGCCGCTCCGAGATCGAGGACCATGGCCTAGCCCACAGGCGGGACAACGCCCGTCAGCACTTCCCAGAACGCCGCAACCGCCATTGCAACGGCGGTGAGAAGCGTGGTGATGATGCCCCACGCCTGGGCGAACCCGTACTTGTAGACCAGCACGCCAGCGGCGGCGAGGATGGCAAGCACGGCGAGAATGAAAAACCACATGGCTACTTCCTCCTAAACAAAGATGCGATCAGATCGAGGATGGCTTTCAGAATGCCCCTGGGAGCCGCAGGCGCGGGCGCTGGGGGCTGTTCTATGTCGGGGGGTACTGGAGGTGGGGGGATTGGCGAAGAGCCACCAGAACGCCGGAAAAGGGCCTCCTCATCGGCGCGGCGGTTGACCAGCCCTTGCAGCACCTTGCCGCCAGCCTTGCGCCAGGAGGAGAAGGCATTGGCGGCGCCCTCCATGTCCCCGACGTTGAACAGCTTGACGAGGGTTGATTTGGCAAAGTTGCCCGGCCCGATATTGAAGCACAAAGAGGTCATGGCATCGAACTGGTTCTGGGTTGCCGGGCGGGTGATGGCATTGGCCACGGCGGTTTCGTATTTGACCAGGTCGCGGATGAGAATGTCCTCGGCTTCCTGCCGGGTGATTTTCATGCCGGGGACAGGCTTGGGCGGGCCTGCCATGGCGGTATGGCCGAAACCGATGGTCCAGACGCCAACCGCGTCCGCATAGGCATCGAGCCTGACGCCTTCCCATTTCTTTATGAGGTCGATTCCGGTTCGGCTAGTTTTCATTGCTCAGTTCCATCGATAATCCCTCTCGCCTTCACGCGGCGCGTATTCCCCGGTGATCAGCCGCCATAGGCGGGCATGGGCTATTGCATCAGCCCACGATCTGATCGCGTCTATGCGCCAATCATACTCTGGGCTGATTAGGTTGACTCCATCTCCAGCGCCCGGTTTAGACACTGGTTCGCCAGTTGCATGAGCGCCCGCCGATTTAACTGCGTGTGATGTGATGTGCCGTCTTCCATGAGGATGCGGAGATAGGCGTGGTTGTCCCCGTCCGCGACTATCATCCATGACTTAATGGTCATGTTAGGAACTGTCGGCAGTTGCGCGGGGGTGCCGTCATTTTGAACGCAGCCAAGTGAGGTATTCAGCACCCTGTTCAATGTCATCGAAGGCTAACACCGAGCCGGGATTGCTGGGATCGAATATGGTCAGGATTGAACAGCCATCTTGCTGCTCCTGAATGCCAAGGTGGCGCGTGTGGTCGTCGAGAAATTTGTAGCCGCGAACGCGCAACAGGGTTTGCGTCAGATTGCGTTCGGCATTCTCGAATCTGAAGACGCCCCAATTGTGCTTGTCGCCGCAGACCAACAGGTGAGCCTCCTGGCCGAGCATTGCAGCCTTCATCGGGCCATGCATCGGGTTCCACTGGGAATGGCCCTTGAAATTATGCGCGGCGTGAATGCGGAATTGCGCGGCGTTTGGGAACTCAAGTATAAACCGGGCTTCCCAGTCATGGCAGACGAGCTGTTGAGTCCCGTACCGTTTCGCCATCTGGGCGAGAACGCCAGCGCCATCACCCCAGGCGTCGTGGTTTCCTATCAAAAAGACCAACCACTTGAGGCCAGCCTCAAGCATGAACCATGCGGCTAGTCGCTGAGCAGTTTTTAAGCTGGTGTCTTGTTTAGAATAAAGATGGACGAGCCGCCCCGACCAATTATTCGTGGTATCTCCGATATTTGAAGTCCAGATTCCCGGCGTTTTGTTGCAGATTTCAATGTGCTTTTGAAGCACGGGCCAATTACAGCCGTTATCGTCAAGATGCGGGTCGCCCATCCACAAGATGCCGATAGGCTTCTTATCTTTGACCTTGACCGTGAACCAAGTGTGCGCCTTGTGCGATTCCCACCGCTTTACAAAGCTGTTTGACATGTACCCGATGATTTGCTCAATCGGGAGGTTTTCATCGGGGAATGTTGGCAGTTCAATCGCCGGTTCCGGCACGGCGGGTTCGGCGCGGTTATGCGCTTGCGCCGCCATTACTCGGCTGATGATGGTCTGACGCGGTATCCCTGACGCTATCGCTGCCTTTGACGGGCTGCCGTGCTCCTCGATGAGCAGGACAGCCTCACGTCGCTTGGCTTCAAGCTCATCCTTGACCTTGACTGGAGTTACCATCCATTTTTAGCTTTCGGTCGTTGACGGGAAAGCGCAAACTTGAAACGCAGGTATTCAGAACAGGTCATCGGAAACGCTTAGGGACACGACGCCATCCGTCGTCCCAAAGAATTTGACCTATAATTTTCTCTGATTTGGTCGCCGCAACTTCACTATCGTCGTCATGAGCGATGTGGTGGCCCTCATGAACCAACGTGAAAAGCCTCTCTTTAGGACCGAGGCGTGGGTCAATCTCAATTTTGTTTTTGCCCAGATAGGCGAGGCCATCGGCCCCCTCACGGCCAAGTTTGCGTTCGCGAACCTTGACCATTTGTCACCCTGCGAAACAATGAGCCATTGCAGATGGTGTGAACTTTGCGGGCGCCGAACCCGAATACCCGGCCTATGTAAGACGGCGCATAACCCGCCTCATACATCTCGCGCATAAGGCGGACATCATCAGCACTGAAATGCTCTGCGCGGGCTTTCTGCAAGCGCACCGGGAGCCACTTGCGTTTATATTCATCAGCCGTCATGACGGCTCGCCCGGCTTCTTCTCGAACGCAGCAGAATGGTCGCCGCCGATTGAGAAAACGAGACAGCCTTCAGGGCTGACAAGTACAAAAGTCCATGAGGTTGTTTCAGGATTTCGTGCTAGAATGCCGGTAGAACCGCGCGGGCCAACGCCGACAATGGCGGGCGCTTCGCCTATCGCCTCAAGCCCGGCGAATAGTTGCGCTGCTGGATGACAGACGCGCTCAGGGGATGCGGGGGGAGTTGGCGGCGTTGGTTGCTGCGCGAACGCGACAGGCGCGACGACAAGAAACAGAAAGGCAAGCCCTAAGAGTTTGAGGGGATGTAAAGGCATAGGAACCTCGTTGAGGTAGCGCAGCCATGGAAACGCCCGTCTTGCGAGTGCCGCGTCTTCTCGCGAGGCATGAAGCCGCGAACGGGGAAGCCTTGCTTAGAGAAGTATGAAACTTCGTATCCCGTTTCTGTTTCTGTGACGCTCTCTATGTCCAAAGGCTCGCAGTCCTTTTGCGAACAGCAGGCCAAGTCGTACCAACTATGAGCCAGTGCCAGGTTCACCGTCATGAACAGGCAGAACAGCGCAGCGAGAGCGAGGAGGAGAAAGGCGATATAGTTGGGCTTCATGGCTGTCTCCGGGCGGGCAGCCTGTCCCGTATTTCATTGAGGATTTGACGGCTTTCGCGAGAAAACTCTCTGAACTCTTTGAGTTGTTCTTCAACCCCCGACAAGCGCGAAAACACCTCTTGCCAATCCTTGCGCCTCGCCTCGCGCGTCAGGTCCAAGTAAGTCTGGATTTCGGTTATATCTTTTTTTGTCTCGGCTACGTCAGCCGTTAGCCCGCTAATCCACCATCCGATCCCGAACGTCTGGATTAGAATGGCGCCGATAATTGAAATCGGCACTTTCTTGTCAAGGTGCCATTGGTCATCGTCCATGCGGCCTCCTCATCGAGGTTGCGTGGTTAGGGGGCTGGCGGTCGTAGGAGCGCCCGTCAGTTCCCGCTCATGATTTGACTTGGGGGCTAACCGATCATTCCGCCAGCACGACCGACGCCGCCGCCGACGACGCCTGCGCCGCCACCGGCAGCAGCAGGGGCTATGTAAGCGACCATGCTGCCTACTATGGCAACAGAATCAGTAGGCGAACTCGTCGGAACGGTCCCGATGGTCAGAATATCGTTGGCGGAAACTGAGACAGAATCCGACGTGTTCTCTTTTTCCAGCTCGTCGCCAAGAGTAACCGTCAACGCTGTGTCAGACTGGCCGCCGCCCGTACCCTTGCGAAGCGTCCATGTTCGGGTATTACCCGATCCAGGCGAGACGTTGGCTTTGATATACAGTTTCCGCGCAACAAAATCTATTGGCGCGATTGCATGAACCTGCGATTCCACCGAAGTAGACGCGGCGCTGCCGCCGGCGACAAAACCATATCTTTCAGCGGTTACAGCGCCGCCGGTGAAGGTTATAATTCTTGAGGCCATAATAGATTCGCCAATAATATCTGGCACGAATCGGACTGACCAGCCAGTCGCGCTGTAAGCGGGCGACGGCCCTGAACTTGTCATTGTAAGAGAAATTGTATCATCCGCCGCAAATGTAACCGCGTGGCCCGTGTCTGTGTCATTGCCAGTGACGGCCCCGTCAACAATGCTACAAGTTAGCCCCGTCGAAGAACCATTCTTGTTTATCGTGAACGTTAGCGTATCGCCTCCCGCGCCGGGGGCTGTCTGTACTCGCACATACAATTGGTCCACAACTCCAGCGCAAGGCATACGTGCCGAGACATTCGTTTCCGCCGACGTGCTGGCGGTCACAGAGGCGGGGAGGAAATAAGTCGGGGCTGTGGTCGCAATGAAAAATCCAAAGATGGCTGACTCGTTAGCGACAGAACTTTCAAATACACAGGAGACCGGCGTGCCGTCTGTCTGCGCTGTCGGTGTTCCTGTCGGTTCTGATTTGATGCTAACGTCATCGCCGGCGGAGATAGACAGACTATTCGTGGTATCGCGACCGCCTTGAGCGCCATTCTGAACCGTAAACTCTGGCCCCGAAATCGTCGTGCTGCCGTTCTTGCACATTCCGACGCGGTATGATCCAGACGCAATCGCTGTCTGGAAGACGCCGGTTAGGTATTTGAACGACCCTGCAATCGGGACCGGCATCCGGGTGGCCGCAATTTGCGACTCCCATGTGTTACCTCCAGAGGAAGCAATCGTGATATAACGACTAGCGGAGGTTGACGGAGCGGAAGTATTAGAGTTGGAGCAAAAAATGACTGTTTGCATTTTATGCGCCCCTGTATGTTTGCCACATAGCCATCATGAACCCGACGCCGGTTCCGCTGCTAACACCCCCGTATCCGTGGTAGTCGTTCTTTCCGGTCGTGCCCGAACTCGGCCAATAGCTCGTCATGGTCGTCCAGCGGTCGCAGTAGTCGAGATAGGGATCGTGTCCCCAAAGTGCGTCCGCTCCCATGAGGTGTACGGCCAACCGCGTCCCGATGATGGAAGAACTTGTTGACACCTGATAGGCCCCGGCAGGTGACGGAAGATCGATATTATCAAGCAACCCAGCCGGATCGCGGCATGAGTTTTGGCTTTGTGACGAGTCGCCTATCGTTACCGCGCAATCTTCGCCCCACAATTCCGACGACACCCCCTCGTAAGTATACGCGTCTTCTTCAAATTTTAGTTCCCCCGATGCGCCCGTGACGTAATAGGGAGGCGCCTTCATGTCGTTATCATCAAGCATGATCCCGGCAAAAAGGATCGGCCATTTCCTGCCCCATCCGTGGCCGCCATTCCGTGACCATCCATTACCGTTCACCAGTGAGATCGGATAGAGGTCAATCCCGTACTGGATTAGGCGGTTGGCGTAAGTTTCTGCGTCAGGAATATCAGCGCAGGCGTGAACCGCGAGTTGTGAGACAAATCGCGCGCCATCTAGCCCGTAGGTTGCGCCGTTGTTAACGCCCTTGCAGCGGTTCCAAATCGACGGGCCGGCATCGAGCCACACGCGCGCAAGGGCGCGTGAATTGTTGACCAGAGGAATAGGCGTTTTGCCCGGTGGGACCGCAAGGCCGGGAAGCAAGCCGTAATCAACATCGCTTTGGTTCCAGAGCGTCTTTGTCGTTCCGAAATATGGAGGGCGGAAACTATTAGCCGGAGGTGCTGACGCCACGCAGGTCAAAACAGCGGCATTGAGTAGAACAGGAGCCCCGGCGCCTGTCTCCGGCACTGCCAACCCTTCTACCGAAATGAGGGAATCCCCCGGCGACATTGCAAGCGGGAACACGGCCCGCAAGGAAGCGTTATACGGAAACTGCGCACCTGATGGCCGGGAGTCATAGCCCTGCTGTGCGCATTGGGTCGGGTTCACCATCGCGCCATTCTTGGCGCCGTCCCATGCAGGGGTTTGGGCAACAACAGTGCAGGCCCCTACGACGTAATAATCACCATTCCAGTATTGGCCGACTGTAGGCGACCCTGTGATCGTCCAAGTGATACCATTCTGGGTGATTACGATATCGCCCTCTTCCTCGTCAGTGACGAGAATGGTGAATATCTGATCGCGAGGCGTGTTCACGCCGTCGTCCATTCTGAGCGTGATCTGGTGCTGAATAGCGGTCTCGTAATCAAGCGCGCCCGCAACGCGGAGCTCACTCCCAACGATTGTAAAGAGGCCGTCCGCGTCATCAGTTAGGGACAGCGTATATGGCTGTGAACCGCCGCCTGTGATGGTAAAAGTCCCGATGACAGTACCAATGGACGAGTTCTCAATAATCACATCATTCGACAGACTCGCAATTGGGATGGATTTTCGCTTGAGATAAAGCCTGCCCATCGGCTTACCCCGCAACCGTGTAATAGCTGTAGGTAACGCGGAGATTGCCGGTGACAGGATCGCCACAGGTTATTCTCAAGTCCTCGTTATCGGCGCCGACTGCAATGATACCAGCACCATTGCCGACTTGCTGCCCGCCTGAAGCCGCAAACTGACCTTCAAGGATAATACCGACTGTGCCCGCTAGGGATGCCGCCGGAATGGTTGCAGTCCCAAAGCCGATCTTGACAGCCACGTTCGTCGTGTTCGACGCATCCGCTTTGACGGACAACTGCGTGATAACGATTTTTGAACCGGCAGAAACCGTCAGCAACGCGGCGTCTGTCTGCGCGCCGTCCGAGTCCGCAATAACGTGCGAGCGCGTGATGACATTCGGGTGCCCTCCGATAGTGAACAGAACCCCGGCGAGGTTCGCATAAATGTCCGTGACATCTGCCGTGTCTACCGTGGCGGGGTTCGTGCCATGCGCAATAGCTTTGACACCAATTTTTAGCGGTTCCTCGGTGTCGGGGTCGCCGTGCGCGACGGTCGTGATGCCCGTATCATTGATGGCTGTTTCAACGTCGGCGACAGCATTCAGGACGGCTTCGTCTGCCGTCCTGGCATTACCTGCCCCGTCAATAGAGAGCGGAACATAATCGCCATCCGCGCCAAAATCTGACTGGGTATCTTGCCGAACAGCCAGCATCATGACGCCGGTATCGCCTGACGAATGCGCTGCGTCTTCGGCCTTGCCGAGTGACGAAGCAGTTACGCCGGGAACGATCGACAGCACGTCAACGTCGCCGATGTTATTGGTGCCAGCAGGCAGGGCCGGCAGCGTTACCACATCGACATTGCCGATGTTATTGTCGCCAGCGGCAATGCTTGTGATGTCTACATCGCCAATATCCACACCGCTATTTGCGGCGAGTTTGCCAATGGCGTTCGTCCCCGCCGGGAGCGCGACGTTAGTCGCCAATGACACGCGCTGGACGCCCGTGCTATCAACACCGCTGCCGCCCACCGCATCAACAGCCGTCCCGTCTGCGCCGAGGCCGAGCTTGACACGTTGAACCAATACCCCGGCGCCAATGTCGTCTGCGGCGATTGTCGTGCCGCTACCAGCAGTTACTTCGATGTTGTCAGCCATGTTAGGTTGCCTTTGTTAAAGATGTCACGCGGTGGAGGTGATTGCCATGAGAAGTCCAACGGGCGAACCCACGCCGCCTGGGCCGGCGCCACCGCCGAGCGAAGCGTCGAATGATCCGAGAGATGAGAAGTTGTCGACGCCCTCATCGGCAGCGAGTGCCGCCATTGCGCCGTTAAGTTCTGTGTAAGTGACGCCGAGCTTTTCATTGATGTAGAGCAGCATCCGTTGATTAAATGGCCCCGCAGCTATGCCCTGCCCGTCCCACATGGCGTGCCAATCGCCCTCGTAGTTGAGCGTGGTTCCGCTTTCCGCGCGAACGGATGCTTGTCTAAGTCCCTGCTGGCTCATGATGCCTCACTCGTATGCTGAGTAGATCAGGACAACGAGGCCATCTTGGCCGTCCGCATCGGAGGCCCCGCCATTGCCCTTGCCGGCGACATAATCGCTGTCACCTGAATTGGCGACGGTAGACCCGGAGCCCGCCGTAAAGGTCGTGCTGGTTACGCCCCCGGCTGCATAGCTGGCGCCACCACCACCGCCGCCGCCGGAAGCCGAACCCGTAGCACCAGCTTCGCCGCCGCCACCGCCATGATAACCGGCGCCACCGCCACCGCCATCGCCAGACGCGGAGCCGCCCGCACCGCCGATGCTTATTACATCAATGCCCCCGCCCGGACCGCCATTGATAGTGCCGCCGCCGTCGCCGCCATGATAGGTGCCATCTGTGTCACCTGCCTCACCGTCACCGCCTGCGCCGCCGCTGCCGCCCGCGCCTGCGGCTGATGTCGTGCCGCCCGAGCCGAAGTCACCGCCGCCTGTACCAGACCCGGCAACGCCGTCCTGCGCTGCGCTTCCGTTGCCGCCCGGCCCGCCAGCACCGCCCGCGCCATTGGTATCGCCCGAACCGCCGCCACCGCCACCGCCCGCCATAACCAGCGGGGTTGAACCATTGAACACACCGCTATAGGCACCACCACCGCCACCGCCGGAACCGCCCGCCGTATAGCCGCGCCCGCCCGGTCGAATAGAGAGCGAGGCAATGCCGGTTAGATCAATCGTGCCCTGCGCAAAGGCACCACCACCACCGGCGCCGCCCGCGTTGGTATTTGGATCACCGCCGCCGCCGCCCGCTGCCCAGCATTTTACGATGACGGAAGTTGCGCCGTCTGGCACAGTCCATGTGGATGAGACGCCGAGCGACGTACCTTCATAGGTGTCCACTTGTGCGACCAGGGTTCGCACAACCCTGGGCGCCATGATGCCGGGTAGCGGCATCAGGCAATGGCCTTCAGAATGCCGGTGATAACCACGCGCGTTGATGATATGATATAATAAAATAGCAAATCCTGCGCACCGATAGCCGTCGAAAGCACCGGAGCCGTACCGCCGGCAAATTCATAATCAGAGGCATATGCCAAGGTCCGAGAGCCAGTACCGTCCTGCACAACGCGAATCACGCCGGATTGCCCGGCCTTCTCGTTTGTGCCGTTGCCCAGCGTGCGATTGCCGCCAAGGGTTACGGTGAAATTGATGCCTAGTGACCAGTCAACCGCAATCGTCGCGCCGTCGCTCAAGGCTACTTCGGCAGCCGCCGTCCAGACTTCAGCCGGGGAGAGGGCAAGATTTGCGGTTGCAGTATTATTGCGGAACTCCGCCGCCGTGGCCATTTCGACAACGCCGGTTGCCGAGGTCGTGGCGTCCTGCTTGAGGTTGCCGAACGCGGTTGCCGCGGTAGACGCCCCCGTGCCGCCGTCAGCAATGGCAAGATCAGTACCGCCCGAGGTGGCAAGTTTGCCATTCA